AAAACTTAACAGACCTCCACAGATTTAACCAAAGGGAAGCCACCTAACCATTACTCAAAGCATTTCAGAGCTTTAGAGAGCCTCTCAGAGCTTCTGAGGGCTATATATCCTTTCAGGTTTAACAGACCATGAACATAAGCATTGTTAAGTCTTGAAAGTGGGGCGGAAAAAATAATATTTAGGGTACTGTTTTTTACTTAGTCAGTGTTCATTTATTAATCAATTACTGAATTTTTAATGATTCTTTGAAAGCTTTATTATCAAAGACTTTTTTACTTGCCCAGAACTTCCGATCCTAAATTGCCCTTTTTGACAAAAATACTTTTTAAATCTTCGGAGGTTTTGGGGTGTTATTTTAGTTCTAGAATGAACAAAATGGATCTGTTCGACCTAATAGGATCTAGACGACCTAAATAGATCGGTACAGATCTGTAAGACCTAAATGGATTAATACAGACTTGTAAGGGATAAAAAAAAGCCCTCAATTAAGAGGGCTTCAAAGGGTATCAATATTTATTATTCTTCTATGTTTTCACCTCCCATACTAGATTGTTCAAGTTCCCTTAATGTTTCCGTTACCGTCTCCCAAGATTCTTCAACCTCTTGAGGTAAATCCTGATTTTCCATAAACTCTAACAATATCGGTACAGCCTGACTCCATTTAGTTACTTTCATTATTCGCCTCCCTTTTGGTTAGTTGCTACTGCAGGAAAGTAATGATTCACTGCAAGACTATTAAATTTATTCTCTATCAGTTCATCGAC